TAATGTATGCATAATAAATGCCTCCGTGATTTAATAATGATAATGTTTTTCTTTTTTTCTCTAGGGGTAGATAATCAATAATGATGTCTTACCTAGCTAGACTCCGTTGCATTACATATCTTATTAATACTCCTTCTGCCTAGATTATAGAAGCCTACCACTCCATCGGATTTACCGGTATAGACTTTTGGGATTGCGAACTACTCCGTTCATTCCATGCTAATTTTTTATCTATTTCATAAACACCTCAAATTTAAAAACTTTATATATATATTATATATCTAATCTATCATAACTGCAACAGGTGAATTTTACTACAATCTCGACACACAATGTGCCCCCCTATTTATTTTTGTCCACTATAGGTTATAATTTAATAGATGAGGAAAGAATTATGGAAACAGGTATGGTTATCACACTCCCGTAGGAATCAACCTGTTTATGGTCACCATAAGCTAAGTCTGAAGCAATCACTATTCGCTCTTTTGTTTTATGCACAAGGAATCCTATGGTGTGGCATAAAGCTGGTTCTTCTAGTTCCATGTTGGATAGTTCTGTCCATTCCGAGTGCGATTGTGGGTCTAGCCACCAGACTTCGATTTTGGGGAAAGGGCTTTTAGGAAACTTCATATATAAAAAAACTAAAATACTAATTTAATTGTGTCAAGTATAGTTCAAAAAAAATTTGCGAAAGCTTCGCTTTTACTTGTATAATATCTCTATGCCTAGTTACACAACTGTAGATAATGTTTACAATTTATATCCAAGAGTAGGAAGTCTTTCAACTGTTACTTCATCATCAATTAGTTTTTTTATAGACCAAGCGGAAAATGAGATTAATGGTTTTCTTGTAAACAACTATACTCTGCCTTTTACAAACGGAGCACCGATTGTAGAATCTATCGCAACAGAATACTCTCTTGTTAAAATATTAGAAAGATTCTTTACTCAAGAAATTGGAAGTGAAAATTCATGGGTTGCTGCAAGAAGAGAGCAGGTCATGGATTATTTGAATAAAATCAATACAGGAGAAATCGGGATATATAACAATTCGCTTGAGCTAATTACTTATAATGCAGGCGATACTATCTTCTCAAACACAATGAATTACAATCCTACATTCACTATGCTTAACTCTACACTTCAGCAGATTGATTCTGATAGATTAGATGATGAGCTAGATGCTGTAGACAATGAAGATTACAACCCAGCTCTATACTAATGCTAAGAACTGTATATGACCTAAATCAGATTACCAGTCGAGTAAATAGGCTTGATAAGGCATTTGGGGTAAAGACTAGAAGAAGATTAATTAAACAAGCCTCTGAAGATATCCTTAGAGAAATTAGAAGAAGTTTTAGAACAAAATCAAGTCCTCAAGGAGAACCTTGGGAAAAGCTATCTCCTAGATATCAAGAGTTTGTAAACACTGAAGGAGACATTGGAATACTCTCTGGGCTTATGTTGAATTCAATACCTGGTAAATTTGCAAACACTTCTAGGTTTAAAATGAAACTTTCAAGCACAAAGACAGCAACTACATTAGATATGCAGCACTTATTAACATATGCTGAATGGTTTAACGATGGCTCAGTAGGTGGTGTAAGAACTGGCGGTAAAGGATTAAAAACTCAAGCACAACTATTTGGAGTTAGAGCTCAACCAGCTAGACCTTTTATGCCTGATTCAGCAGATGTTGATTTTGACACCTTAGACCGACTTCAAAGAGATATATTAAAAGAATTTAACAAGAGGTTAAAATAATGGCGATTATAGATTACACAGGAATTGAGAACGAAATTAAATCTTTATTAGATAATGATTCAAGAACTAATTCCTTTGGCGGTAGAGCTACTACAATTGAAGTAGAAGGCGAAGCAATTTTAAATGAAGTAAGTTGTCCGCAAATACAAATCTTTTTAGAAGAACATGAAACATTACAAGATACAGAAACTATTGGTGGGGCTACACCTTATCTAACATCATTATCAATTGTTATCTGGATGTATGATTTTAATTTAGAAAATGTTGGTGGTAGTCAGGCAAGAGATACAATGCTTGGGAAAGTAAAAGAAGTTTTAAAAGAAAACAAAACTTTGAATGATACAGTTTTATATTTTAAATTTGGCGGTGGAGAGTTTGATAATCAAAAAAATACTGCTGGACTTGGGTTTTTTAAAGGTGTATCATTAACTTTAGACTGTGAGGTCAAAGAATAATGAAAATAGAATTTTTAGTAGGCGGATTAGAATTAGTAGGATTTGGAGTTACCGAAAAAGGAAAGAAGGTTGAGGTATCTGATGTTCTTGGAGAGCAACTTGTTTCCGAAGGCATTGCAAAACCTATAAAAGCTAGTAAAATAAAAGAAGAAACTAAAGTTTCAGAAGGAGATAAATAATGGGCTACGGAATTGGTGGACATTTAGCAATATCAAAACAAAATTCAGTTGGAACAGCGACATCAAATTGGGTGTATATTCCGTTTGTATCTGAATCTCTTACTGAGAACATTGAACAACTACAATCAGAAAGTTTAAAAGCAATCTATGACAATCCAAATATGTTAGAAGGAATTAATAATGTAACTGGTGATATTGTATTTGAACCACATCCAATTTATTTAGGACACTTCTTAAATGCTTGTATTGGTAATGCATCATCAACATTACAAACTTCTGCTTATCAGCATGAGTTTATTCCAAGACAAACTGACTTTGATGATAACTTTGCATTACAACCTTACACAGTAGCAGTATTTAAAAATGTTGGAAGTAGCTATCAATACACAGATGCTATGATTCACACACTTGCAATAGAAATCACTGCTGGTGGAATCATCAATGCAACTGCAACAGTTCATGCTAGAACATCATCATTACAAAATCCAACAACACCTAGCTTTATTTCAGCAGACCCATTTACTTGGAACGAAACATCATTACAAGTAGCTGGTTCAGCTTCAGATGCTTTCGAATCTGCAACAATTACAATTGATAATCCAATTGAAGGAATTGCAACTCTTAACGGAGCTAAGGTGCATTCAAGAGTTAAAAGAACAGGATTTAGAACTATAAATGTAGCTGGAGACCAAGACTTCTCTTCACAAACTGAATACAATGCATTTAGAGCTCAAACAAGACAAAGATTCCAATTTACAATCACTGGAGATAACATTGGTGGAAGTGCTAATAATGAAATTACATTTGATATTCCACAATGTAACTATACAACTTATGCTTCTCCTGTTGGTGGTCCAGGAAGAATCACAGCTTCTTATGAAGGTAATGGAGAATACGATGTATCTTCAAGCTACTCACTAAGAGCAACACTAACAAACACATCAGCTAGTTATTAAATATAGGAGGAAACTCATGAAGTTCACTGTAAAAGATAAAGAAGTTAACATTAACCCTGCAACTCTTAGACAGATTCACGAACTAGAACAACAAATCGGTAGTCTTGCTGACTTAGGCGAGAAAGCACCATTTGATACTATTGTTAAAGTTTTAACTGTAGCTTTACCAGCAACAGAAAACGAAGTAACAGTAGATTGGCTTTTAGACAATTGTTCTATGGAAGATGTCAAAGTGCTTAACGAGATGGTAGCTCATTTTTTAGGGGCAAGCTCCCTCGAGCAAAAATAAAAGAATTAGACATAGTTGATTTCTTTGCTTACCATTATGGATGGTCAAAAAGTCAGACCTATGAGCTTACTGCTCATGAAATTGATAAATTGTATGCTATAATTGTAAAGAGAGTTAGGCAGACAAACTCAAGGAATCGAAATGGCTAGAAAGAACGAAGCGAAATTTTTTGTAACACTAGACACTAAACAGTATACTGCCGCTTTTAAAAAACTTTCTGCTGGCAATGCTAACTACTTAAAACAACTTAAACTAATGCAACAGCAAGAGGCGAGGTATCGCCAAACCCAAAAAGCATTAGGAGCATCCTTAACTAACTTAGCAAGAAAAACAGAAGTTATAGCCAAAGGCTATCAACACTTTGGAGCAACTCTCTCTAATAATAATAAAATTGTAAGCACAGCTATAAGTGGATATAAAAGCTTTCAACAAAGCCAACAACGAATAGCAGCTTCACTTGGTCAAAGCACAAAAGCAATTAGGACACAGACTGCTGCCTTACAACAGCAGAAACTAGCCTATGCAGGAATGTCTGGTGCAGGAAGAGCAGCAGCATTACCTCCTGTAGAAGGACCTACAAAACCTTTTGGTAAAGCAACTCCTATACTACCTCCTGTAGCACCAAGACAGACTTATGAGTATGAAAGAATTAGAAAGGCTACTAAGGAAGCTGCAAATGCTCAGAAAGGGCTAGCTAAGGGCATAAGTGGTGTTAATGCAGTAGCTAAAAAGACTACTGGAGCTTTAAAAGGTATGGGTGCAACCTTAGTAAACTTCACTCGTATATTAAAAGCTTTTGCAATCGTAATAGCTGCACAAAAATTATTTGAATTTGCGGAAAATGCTGGACAGCTAAACAACAGATTGCGAGTTGTTTCTGCGAGTGCAGAAGAGCTAACTGTTAACTTTGAAAGGATGCGAGACATCGCAAGAAGAACTAGAACACCTATAAAAGATGCAACAGTTCTTTTTGTTAGAATGAGAATTGCTACTAAACGATTAGGTTATGACATAGATGATGTAGCACAAGCAACTGAGAATCTTTCTAAAATGATGAAAGTTCAAGGTGTATCAATGCATGAATCTCGTTCAGCAATGTTGCAGTTATCACAAGCACTACAATCTGGTAGATTGCAAGGTGATGAATTTAGAGCTATTCAAGAGATTATGCCTGCTCTTTTAGGAGACATCGCACAAGCTACTGGTTATCCAATTGAAGCTTTAAAAGATTTAGCATCTGAAGGAAAGATAACTCCAAAAGTTATCATGGATGCTTTGTTACAAAATACTGAAAAAATTGATTTCATGTTTCAAAGAACCAGGATGACAATTGGAGACTTGGGAACAGCAGTTAAAAATTCTTTCACAACAATGTTTTCTGAATTGCAAAGAAATCAAGGTGGAGCAGCAAATCTTGCTAGAGCTTATGAGTTAGTAGCTGATGCATTTGAAGTTGTTGCAGAAGCTTTGGGATTAATAGTTACCAGTTTAACTTTCCTAGCAAGTTTATTTCCAAGCACAGAAAATGACTTAAAAAAACTTGAAGAAAGTAACAGTGAACTGCATAAAAGCTTTAAGGAATCTGGTAGTGAAGCAGGCATGTTCACAAAAGCTTTGCAAGCTATGGGTGTAGAAGTTAATAATGAAGCAGGTTTTTTAGAAACATTATCATCAGGATTTAGAGCTCTACGAAATTCGATGTTAAGTTCGATGGAAATAGCAGAACTAGAGAAGCAGAAAAGGCAAGAAGCGATTGATGCGGCAGCAGCAAGTGGAATTACTTTATCTCCAGCACAGTTAAAATTAGAAACTGAAGAATTAATAAAAGCTGTAGAAGCACAACAAGCAAAATTAACCAATTACAGAAGTGCATGGGATAATTTGAAAACTGGAATAAGCTTAGATGATACTGTAGATAGTATGAAAAGATTAGGCGAAGAGTTTAAAGAAACAGCTTTTAAAACACTTGTAGAAGATTTTCCACAAGGATTTGGTAATGCAGTTGCAGATACAATCATGGATGGTAAAAGTCTAAAAGATAGTTTAGGTAGTATGTTTAAACAAATGGCTAAACAAGTTATTGCTCAAATTGTAGCAATGATTACACAAATGTTAATTATGAAAGCCATAATGGCTTCTTTAGGCTTTGGAGGTATGGCTTTTGGTACAGGGTTTGCTGGTCAAGGAATGAGTGGATTATTTGGTGGACTTGGAAAAGGGATTGGCTCTATAGCAAAAGGTATTGGTGGATTATTTGCTGATGGAGGTAGACTACCAGTTGGGGTTGCATCTATTGTTGGTGAAAGAGGACAAGAGCTGTTTGTACCAGATACACCAGGAACAATTATTCCAAACGAACAAATGGGCGGCACAGTAGTTATACAAAGATTAGAAATTATGCCTGGAGCAAATATAGACCAAGCTCTAATGGACAAACCCGCAACATATTGGGTAGACTTAGCACAAGAAAAAATCTTACCAGCATTAAACACTTTAGGACAAGCTGGTAATACAACAACACTCAAACAGAGGGAATCAAGATAATGGCAATGTTACTAGGAG